TGCCCAGCTACTACAATTGTCTGAAAACTGTTTGTTGATGCCCCAGCTGCCGCTGCTATAGTTATAGTGTCTGTGCTGGCGTCTGTGGTTATAGTTACATTAGTTCCTGCTACTAACGTTAATGAATCAGTTCCCGAATCAGCAACAATATTACTTTGTCCAGCTACTACAATTGTTGAAAATGTGTTTGATCCGTTGATCGTTATTTCACCATCGGCTGTAGTTGCTGTAGTAATTCCCCCGCTGCCTACAAATTTTAACACATTTCCACTAGACACTGTTCTGACTGTGGAATCGTCGCCAGCAATAGTTAATTCAAAATTTCCGCCAGCGCCACCAGTTCCGGCAGAAATTGATTTGGCTAAAAAGTCAGCATTAGATACATTTGTAAGATTTGCTTTGGCTAGATTTATACCTCCTGTGTTGCTGCCATCATAGAGTCTAAGGGTATTTGCTGTTTGGTCATAAAAGATCTCACCGCGAACACCAGACTTTCGATTTAAAAAGTCTGTTTCTCTAGGTATAATTCTTATTGCATCTAAAATAGGTATTTTGGCCATGTAATATTCCGAGTTGATAGTATATTTATTTTTATTTGGAACCTTTTCTATTATAAATAAGTCTGCATTAAGCACGTATATAATTCCAGGAGAAACTATGACAGAATTTATTCCGATTAGAGATCGATTATTAGTTAAAAAAATCGAAGATGCTATGAAGACTAAAAGCGGCCTAACTCTTTCAGACGATACTAAAGAGCGCCCGACCAAAGGGGAAGTATTGGCTGCAGGAGAAGGAAAACTAAATGAAGACGGAAAATTAATTCCTATGATCGTTAAAAAAGGAGACCGAATTGTTTATCCCAAGTATGCTGGCCATCCTATTAAATTCGAAGGCATTGAATACTTGATTTTGGACGAAAATGAAGTATTAGGTATATTAAAGGGAGAAGTAAACAATGGCTAAAATTAATAACAGAGTCGTTACGTTTGGCGACGAGGCCAGAGAAAAACTTGTTAAGGGTGTGAACATATTAGGTGATGCCGTAAGAGTGACGCTGGGTCCGAAAGGAAGAAACGTCGTAATTCAACGACAGTTTGGCGCACCCCATGTTACAAAAGATGGAGTTACTGTTGCTAAGGAAATTTTCTTAGCAGACAAACTCGCAGATACGGGTGTTCGTATGATCAAGCAGGCTGCGAGTCATACATCAAATGAAATCGGTGATGGCACCACGACTGCTACTGTGTTAGCACAGGCCATGATCAGAGAAGGCATGAAGTATGTCAAAGCTGGCATAAGCCCTATTAACTTAAAAAGAGGCATCGACAAAGCAGTCGCTGAAATAGTAGATGAGCTTTCTCTTATGAGCAAGGCCTGCTCGGACGAAAAAACAATCACACAGGTAGCAACAATTTCTGCCAACAACGATCACGATATGGGTTCACTTATTGCCAAGGCTCTTATGGCAGTTGGAAAGAACGGTGTGGTTAGTGTTGAAAACAGTACAACGTTAAAAGATGATTTCATACAAGTAAGCGGATTGTCGTATGAGCAAGGATATCTAAGTCCACATTTTGTTAACTCCGATAAGCAACGATGCGTATTAGAAAATCCATACATTTTAATTTGCGATCGTCCTATTTTAAATATGAACGACTGCATGTCAATTTTAGAAAAATTAGTAGCTACAAAAAAATCATTCTTAATAATGGCAGAAACTATAGAGACTGATGTATTAGCAACATTGGTAATTAATAATCTTAACGGATCAATTGTTACTTGTGCAGTGAGAGGTCCCGACTGGAAAGGACCAAAGCGTAGTCAGCTCATTGAAGATATTGCAATCTTAACTGGTGGCAAAGTCATCAGCGATGCTACTGGCAAGCGGGTAGAAACTGCAGAATTGGAAGATTGTGGTCAATGCAATAGAATCGAAATTACCAAAGATACCACCACCATTATAGGCGGCCATGGCGACAAGATCAAAATTACCAATAGAATAAACGAGATTCAGGGTCAACTAGATGGCGACGAAAGGATCGGAGGAGTGTTTGGAATTCTAGATCTAGAAGAGCGTATAGCTAATCTTTCGGGCGGGGTTGGTATCATCCGTGTTGGTGCTGCTACTAAAATGGAACTAGGTGAAAAGAAAGATAGAATTGACGATTCGCTACATGCGACAAAAGCTGCGATAAAAGACGGAGTAGTTCCCGGTGGCGGAGTAGCTTACATTAGGGTGAAAGAAAAATTAAAAAATCTTAAAGGATCTAACGACGAACAAAATGCCGGAATCCAGATAGTCTTACGTGCTATGGAAGAACCTCTAAGACAAATTGCGTTTAATGCTGGAGACAGTCCAGATGTAATCGTAAACAAAGTATCAGAGGGCTCTGACGAATTTGGGTATGATGCTAGCGATAGTTCTTTTGGTAATATGTTTGACATCGGTATTATTGATCCTACCAATGTAACTAAAACTGCATTGATAAATGCAGCCAGTGTTGCGGGTCTATTGCTTATAACTGATTGTGCGATCTACGAAGATGAGGATGAGCAAGATTTGCGTATTGTGGGCCCAAGTCCGGCTGCTGGACAAGAACTGCCGACTCAGTATAATCAATAAACGATTAGGTATGCAAAATAAAAAAGGCGCATAATGCGCCTTTTTTATTATATCTGTTATTTACGGCTGCGTTGGCCATTTTATATCCCACGGATACCCTTGTTGATCAGTAATATCTCTAAGAGCCTGGCGATATGTTGCCCAAGCAGTTTTTTGTGCATCCGATAATCTTGCCTGTGTAACTGGCAAATCTGAAAAATCACTTTCTACCAATAATTTCGTACGAAGTTCTAATGCTTCTTGTTCCAAAATTTCTTGGGTCTTTGGCATCTTAATATAAAGCTCTCCGGTGCCGTCAAGAATTTCGCCAAAATCTCCAGCGATAAGTCTAGCATACATTTCTTGTTGAAACGGATTAGCTTCAGTGGGGCTAGCGTAGAATTTTACAGGATTTTCGCAGCCTTTAAATAATATGGTGCACCACACGGCTTCGACTCCGAGCATGTTTCTAGCCAGCGTAACTTGTTGCACATCATCTACAGTGAATATCTTTGACATTGCGTCTCCTAAACATCATTTCTATCAGGTATTTATGCCTTGATCACCGATATGTGGGTGGCCCAATCCGATTCTTTTATCATAGGCGTATTCTGGATAAAACGGGCCATTGATATTTATATAATGAAAAAACGCCTGTACTTGATAGCTGCCAAAACCAGCATCAAATGTGTCGCGCCAATGGTCGATTTCGCAGCCTCGATATATTATAGCATCACCGGGATTTTGCCCAGTAAGCGTATTTGGTTCAACATACATACCCCAGCGATAATCTAATGGTTTTTGCAGATAGTTATACCCTAAACATATGGTCGAACTTATTTCGCAACTCGGGCGGTCTCTGTGTTTGTCTAATTTCATTCCAGGACGATAAACCCTGTAATATGTGTATGTTGGACATAACTGTAATCCGACAGCTTTTTCTATGTGCGGTTTTAAAAAATGCAATAATGTTTCCATTAGTGTGTCGCCATACACAGAATGGGCATTTTCTACTTGAGCTTCTGAACCTTTTTCTGGTTCAAAATCTATTGATTCTTTTATCAATGCGTACTTAGTGGCTACTCTGCATAAATCTGTAGGAACTAATTTTTCTAATACTGTGTATTTTTTCTGTTCAAACTCTTGATGACTCATCGAAATGCTGCTCCTAAATTCCAACAAACTAAACTATATCGAGTTCCTCTTGTTACAGGAGATACTTGATGATAGACATGAGACGGAAACACTATCACTGAACCCTTGGGTCTAATCTCTGTACACGTATGATACCTAACATCTTTGTGAGGGCCGAAATCAAATTGTAAATTGCCGCCATCGTATTCTTCGGGATCATTTAGACTTATTGTGACGCTGAGTTTTCTTATCTTATCAATCATATTTGGATTGGAGGTCTTATTATGATCCTCGGGCATGGTTTCGCCTAATTGATTAATAAACGGTGTTCCGTCTGGATTTTTATGGACTTCGTCGACTGCCGGATCAAATTTCTGGTATGGTCGAGAATTAGAATCAGTATGCCAGCCATAAAATTGATTTACTCCGTATCTAGTAAACTGCATTTCTTCGGTGTAGTCCCAATCAAAATTCCAACCGGCATTTTTATTTGCGGTTTTGATAAACGGCCAAACTATGTCGTATAGCCAAGGGGTGTCTAGAAATGTGACATTAGAATCTCTTACATAAGTGGATGTTGCGTCTATTCCGCTAGCCAACAATTCTTCTACAGTTTTATCGTTTGTTGGAAGTCCGGTATCGATCTGTTTTTTTTGACGCCAATCTCCAGTCGAACCTATGATTGCATCTTCGCCGTACTTATTTTTTTGTTCAATCATCTGGGTCAATCCAAACTCTGTAATCTGATCGCAGATATGATGAGGGATTGCTGAAGTAAAGCACCAGTAATTGTGCATCAAGTTCACTTGAATAATGCTCCGTGTACATGTCCTACAAGTATATGTTTCGTTCCGCGACTAACTGGAGAAATACTATATGGCATAAACGATGGAAAAATTAAACAAGATCCTTGCTCGCTGATAATCTGCGGATCTATGTCTACATTTAAGAATTCAATTTGTCCTCCTTCATAGTCTGAAGGGTCTGATAAATTTATCAAGAATGTAATTTTTCGTGATACCGCCATAGAATTTATATCAATATGCATATTGTAAAAATCTCCCTCGGAATATTTAAAAACCTGGGGGAAATCTTGGTCAATAATTCCAAGTAGACTAAAATCATATATATTAGTATTGGCAGCTTTAGTTACGTCGCGGATATTTAAAAAAGGAAAACCCGCAGTGTCTCCTCTTAATTTCTGTCGTTTACCTACATGTATTTTTTTATTGCCAACTACGGTTGTAGGTAGCCAAAGTTCTTCGATGCATGTCGACAGTATATCTTTACAATCCTGAGCTGTGAATAGACTAGATTTGTTTATGGATACTATTTCTAAAGATGCGGCGGTAATCGAATCGCTTTCAGCAGCATCAGTAAAATTTGATTCTGTCGGTGTTTCTTTTGTGTGGTCAGTTGTCATAATCACTCCGATAATAGTGTACTATTACTTATCTAAGACGAACTTGTGAATATTTTTTTACCGTGAAACTACGGATTAAATATATACCATGATAGAATCTTTGACAAATTTCAATCCAGAAATATTATGTGCTCCAGTTGATGTAAATTTAAGAGAGCGTGAATTTATAGAAAAACATATCCTAGGTCCGTATTTTCCTTGGTTTTGGCAGGACAAACAAACCTACGGTGATGAGGATGATGTTCCAGAAAACGTAAAGCCGTATATGAGATCTCATAACGGACAATTTTTAAGTCATACTCTGTTATTCAGAACAGAAATCGAATCGACAAAATATAATGAAAGACCAAGCAATGAGGTAAGCCCGCATTTTGAATTTTTTTTAGAGTTGTTCAATAGATTCATGATGGCCAATAACCTCAAATATAAAAATATATTTCGAGCTAACTTAAATCTCACGTGGCATAATGGTAATTTACACACCGCTCCGCATCTAGATCATCATTGGCCGCATAATAACTTTGTAATGTACCTAACATCCTGTGATCAAGGTCAAACGATAATTTGGCCTGATGATTTTTCAACTAGCTATCTTATACCATGTGTACAATACACCGCAGTAAATTTTAAACAACACTGGCATGCTCAACGTTATCCAGCGCCAGGGTCTAAGCGACTAGTCTTTGTGTTGACATATATATAATGCAATGGAAAAATGTCTATGAATAATGTTGAGAATTTTATCGGTATCTACGACGATGTGTTTTCTGCTGAAGAGTGTAATGAAATCATAGAATACTTTAACACACTAGAGTCAAGAAATCTTGTTTTGAGTTCATCCCAAGCCAACAATGGAAGAAAAACTTCAAGAAATGACAGCAGTGTTTTCATGATGGAGCCTACTACTTTTCGAGTTAAGGCCACTGGCAAATATCTGCACATGTTTGTGGAAAAATTTAAGAATTGTTATGATAATTACCTCAATCACTACGACATACTGTATCAAGGCGTTGCCAAGCACGGTGTACTTGGATTAAAGGTACAAAAGACAGAACCCGGTGGAGGTTTCCATCAATGGCATTTTGAAAACTCGAATATGGAAGACTCCGGAAGGCTTTTAACAGTTATGGTATATCTCAACGATATCACTGAAGGTGGGGAGACCGAGTTTCTATATTACAAAAAGCGTATTAAACCTGTTAGAGGCAGATTATTAATATGGCCTAGCGGGTTTACACATACCCATAGAGGAAACCCACCATTGTCTGAAACCAAATTCATATTGACTGGTTGGGTAGATTTGTTAGAATAACTTAAAAGGACATCAATGAATATAGTTATAGTTGGCGGAGGAACAGCAGGGTGGATTACTGCTTTAATGGCTGCACAGCGTCATCCTCATCATAATATCACAGTTATCGAATCTTCAAAGATTGGAGTAGTCGGTGTTGGTGAAAGTACTACTGGATTTTTTACAAATGTAATATTAAACGATTTTGCAGATTTTGGCTGTGATGTTAATGAGTTCATTGTTGAGACTGGAGCGACTTTGAAATATGGGATTAAGCACAAGGGCTGGACTAATAACATCGACGAATCGTATATAGGACCCATAGATGGATCGTGGACTAACGCTAGTGCACCGGATCCGTTTTTCTGTTGGGGAGTGGCAAATTTAGATCATGACGAATTATTAACAACCGCACGATGCGGATATTGGACCAAACACGGGTTATCAAATTACGATATTAAAACTAAATCTTTTCCAGTTCCTACACACGCCATGCATGTGGATGCTCATTTAGTTGGCAAATATTTTAGAAAAATAGCCTTACGAAAAAACAATGCCAAACATATTGATGCAGAAGTTATAAAAGTAAATCTTGATGGCATTACCGGCAATATAAAAAGTGTAGACTTACAAAACGGATCGACTGTAGAAGGTGATTTTTTTATTGATTGCTCTGGCTTCCACAAAGTATTGATCAAACAAATGCCTACCAAATGGATCAGCTATCAAAATAATTTACCTTTGAATACTGCCATTCCGTTTTTAATGGAATATGACGACGGAGAAATGCCTGAACCGTATACTACAGCATGGGCTCAAAAAAATGGCTGGATGTGGAGGATACCTTTGCTAGATCGTCGAGGCAACGGTTATGCGTTTTGTGATGCGTACACTACTCCCGATAAAGCTGTAGAAGAAATTGAAACTATTTTAGGTAAAAAAATTAATGCTAACAAAGTAATTAAATTCAATGCGGGCAGGCAAGAGTCTTCTTGGGTTAAAAATTGCCTAGCAATTGGATTAAGCAGTGCATTTTTAGAGCCGCTAGAAGCTACATCAATACACAGTTCCATAGTACAGGCAAGAATGTTTATATTCGAATATCTTAAACCTACTCTAGAAGAAACTGTTAATACTGGATCAATGAAGATACACAACGATCGAGTAAGAAAAATGTACGACGATGTAAAAGATTTCTTAGTTATGCATTATATGGGTGGCCGAGATGACAGCGAATTTTGGAAGTATATTAAAACAGGTGCTACTCAGACAGAATTTGTAACTAACTTATTAGAAATGGCGAAAACTAAAATTCCAACCACTCACGACTTTCCAGGATATTTTGGATCAGCTGGTTGGCCATTATACAGTTATGTAATGGCCGGACTGCATTTGATAGATAAAGACCTAGCAAAGAAAGAGCTAGATTTTGATTTAATGAACTATGGACCGCTCGAGCCAGTTACTGCTAATACCTATTACGAAACGGTGTATCAATGGCGGGAAGAATCATCGAAGTGGTTGTCTTTTAATGAGTTTACAAAACATTTTAGGGAATTAAGGTACAAAAATGGATTATCAGATAAAAAATATTAAAGACGAAATCCTTGTTGTAGAAAA